AGCAAGACAACCTACGCGGACTGGTGCGACAAGTTCGGGTACGAATATGCTAGGCAATCAATTCCCGTTGAGTGGATAACTCAAGAGAGAAATACAAAGGAGCCCCAAAAAGATGGCCGCAAACATAAAGAGGGTAGACGAGGTGGAGTTAAAGCCAAATGAGCTGATGATCAAGGTGTCAGTTCAGTCTAGTAGCCCAGAGGACGGAAGTATCCTGTACGACATTGCCCCGTTTCATCATCCTGACATGAACCTGCTGTCTGAAGATGGCCTAGAGACTATGACGGATGTCCTCAAAGCCATGTGCGTAGTTACTACTCTTGACCTAGAGGACATCGCGGAGCTGGTCAGCCGGTACGCTACTATCTTCGAGGATGCCCATGCGGACACTGCCATCTTTAAGACAGACGATGACGGCGGTAGCACTACCATCCATTGACACATAGGGAAAGAGAACAGTATCATGGCAGCAACAATAGCAGGTGATATGCTATGGGGGTCCCCAGGTGACTACCCTACGGGACGTACACCAGAGCACGGGGAGATGCAGCAGTCCCTAGAAGACCTCGGCCGTATGTCTAAGCCCGACGATAGGGCTCGCATATTGGAAGACGCCAAGCGCCTGATCTGCAACGATCGTAATGAGTCCTACGGTCCAGTGGACACGATGTACAGGCGCATTGCAGTGGGGTGGTCTGAGATCCTCGGTGGCACTGTCGTATCGAAGGAGCAGGTCGGTATGATGATGATCTGGATGAAACTATCGCGGCTCTGCAATAGCCCTGCCCACCGTGACTCGTGGGTTGATATCGCGGGCTACGCGGCGCTAACTTCTGAGGTAGCAAACAGTAAGGACCTATGACATGACGACGTACACTTTCAAAGTATCTGTAGATGTGGACAAGAATGAGTTCCCTGAGCCGATGGATGGGGATATTGGGCAGGAATTGATTGACATCCTGGAAGGTTCACTGTATGATGTCCCAGGCGCGGCGACCATGAGTGTTACGGAGGTGGTCGGCAGTCGAGCACCAGCCAAGGCACAGCGTGATAACATCCTTTAACCTATCCCACGGAGATTACCCTGTATGACTGCATTATATAAATCGAATGAGAACCCAGCCTTTCGATCTAAGTTCTCGGAGGACATCTTCAATTTAAAGTACGCCCACGCTGGGTGCGAGACGTGGGATCAGTTGGCTGACGTGCTAGTCGAAGATGTCTGTGGTGACTTTCGCCCGGATGAGACTAGCCTGATGTCTAAGGAGGAGCGCACCGCCCTGGCTACGTACATCAAGGAGCTAAAGTTCGTCCCTGGCGGCCGTTACCTTTACTATGCCGGCCGGCATAACCGGTACTACAACAATTGCTTCCTGTTGGGTGCCGAGGAGGATACCCGGGAAGACTGGGCCAACCTTAGTTGGAAGAGTGAGTCCTGTCTACTTACGGGTGGTGGCATTGGTGTTGATTATAGCGTATACCGTCCTTCCGGCAGAGCGCTGGCAGGTACGGGTGGCACTGCAAGTGGCCCGGTGCCTAAGATGGAGATGATCAATGAGATCGGCCGTCGAGTTATGCAGGGCGGCTCCCGCCGCTCCGCTATCTATGCATCCCTGAATTGGAAGCATGGTGATGTCGACCGTTTCATGAAGGCCAAAGACTGGGGATCTATGCCAGTTGGCAACACGGGTCAGTCCCTTAAGCAAATCAAAGAGGTAGATTTCAACTTCCCTGCCCCTCTTGATATGACCAATATAAGTGTTAACTACGATACCGCGTGGCTCAATGAGTACTGGGATACGGGGGACACAGGCGAAGTGTTTAAGAGTAACGTGCAACAGGCTCTGGCATCGGCCGAGCCGGGGTTCAGCTTCAACTTTATGGAGAACGAAGATGAGACACTACGGAATGCATGCACTGAAGTATGCAGTGCTGACGATAGCGATGTGTGCAACCTAGGCAGTATTAACCTGGGGCGAATTGAGTCGATCCGCGAACTGGGGGCCGTCGTTGAATTAGCTACTAAGTTCCTGCTGTGTGGTACGCTTCGCGCAAAGCTTCCTTACGCAAAGGTATACGAAGTCCGTGCTAAGAACCGCCGGCTTGGGCTGGGCCTCATGGGCATCCATGAGTGGCTCCTTAAGCGGGGGTACAAGTATGAGGTCACAGAGGAGCTACATCGCTGGCTCCATATTTACAAGAGATTGTCTACTGCAGTATCGGCTTCATTCTCTGATGAGCTTTCTATCTCAAGACCCGTGGCTGTTCGGGCTGTGGCTCCTACTGGCTCTATTGGGATATTGGCTGGTACAACTACTGGGATAGAACCCCTGTTTGCAGTGGCCTACAAGCGACGTTACCTAACTAACGGCACACGTTGGAAGTATCAATATGTTGTCGATAGCGCTGCCAATGAGATGATAGACGTGTACGGCATTGCCCCCGATAGCATCGAGAGCGCCCTGGATCTAGCCCCTGAGTACGAGAGGCGCATGTCCTTCCAGGCTGATGTTCAAGACTACGTCGACATGTCTATCTCTTCCACAATCAACATGCCTTCTTGGGGCAGTCGCCACAACAACCCCGACACTGTGGCTGGCTTCTCCGACACCCTCGCCAAGTACGCTCACCGGCTTCGTGGGTTCACCTGCTACCCAGATGGTGCGCGGGGCGGTCAGCCTCTCACTCCCGTAGCATATCACGATGCAGTGAGTAAGTTAGGTGAAGAGTTTGAAGAGCACGTCGAGACCCATGACATCTGTGAAATCAGCCAACACGGCGGAAGCTGCGGAGTGTAATCAAATGAGTACCAACACCAAGGGTAGTCATCAGAACAACAACAGTAGCGGAGGTAAGCCAATGGAGAAGGCTTATGAAGACGGAGTTAGGGGCTTCGGCAGCAACTCTAGTAGCCCTTACCTCTCACAGGGTGCGCATGGAGTTAGGCACAAAGAATGGGAGCGCGGATATAACGCGGCGTACTTCCTCAATCTTAGGCGGGTGAAATCCAGAGAAGAAAGCTACCAGGAGGACAAACATTATGCATAATGCAGTGAAGATGTTGCGGGAATTTCAGAACAGCCTATCCCTGAAATTAGCAGAAAATCCGGCCTACTCTGTGGTACACCGCACAGGTGCAAATATTCCCTATGCAGGAGGCAGCGCCACCTGGGAGCTTTGTATAGATTTGATAGAGGAGGAATATGACGAGTTCCGCGATGCCCTGGGAGACGTAGAAAGCTGTATGCTAGACGCCGGACTACCGTTAGGGGACATGGCTGGCAGCCTGAGTGACCAACAGGTACGGCGGGATCAAAAGGCAGCTAGTATGATGAAAGAGATGTGCGACTTGTTGTACGTGATCATAGGGATGTCCGTACGGTATAAGGAGTTAACATTCCTGCCCGAAGCATTTGCTGCAGTCCACTCTAACAACATGTTGAAGCTGACCGGTGGTGAAGTGAGTCCCACGGGTAAATTGAATAAGCCACCTGGGTATACTAAGATTGATTTGATTGATTTAATCATTAGAGGCCGCACCTTATGAACTATCAGCCTCTGCAGCTATTACTACCGCTCTCGGCAGTAGAGCATGGGGACCTAGGCGCAGGGGAAGGTAAGGTATGTAGTAAGTGTGCAGAGTACCTCCCCCTATCCGCATTCTCTATGACATCAGGGGGCAACTATCTTCGACCTGAGTGTAGAAAATGTAATAGATATCTACATCATGTAAGACAAGTGCTACGTAGACAGTACGGTATGCCCAAGAAGGATTATATATGCCCTATCTGTAATCAAGACGAGGAACAAGTTAAGGGTAAGGGCAATACTAAAAATGGTTCATGGGTACTAGATCACTGCCACGAAACAGAAACCTTTAGAGGATGGCTTTGTCATAAGTGCAATCGCGCCCTCGGTGGCTTCGATGACGACTCTGCCATCTTGCGTAGGGCGGTAGACTATCTAAGCAACACGAGTGAAAATAATAAGTGTTGACAATGTATGCGATGGGGTGTATATAAGCATCATAGTGACCTTCACATAGACGACCTCTTGGAACCCAATGAAGAGAGAGAGAGAAGGATCTATCATATGCCTAACACGAACCTACGAGAGAAGCTGATTGAGCTAGTCATGGACCATTGTATCACCGACGAGACGGAGAGTGGCCTGTATCGCCGGTCAGATATCAATCGGTACACCGACATGTACTTACTGGAGCTGCTAGAAGATAACCTGGGCCTTGAGTTCCAACCTGAGTCCTTCGACGATAGTTCCGACTTCAAGGTGTGGGACGGACTCGGTGATGACGATAGCATGGTGTCCCCGGCCGGATGGTTTGGCCCTTACCCGGATAATCCCGCCGAGAAGGGTTGCAAGTGCGACCCTGCTACGTGTAAGTGCAATCCCTGCAACTGCAAAGGATAACACCCCCCTCATGGAAGTCACGCTAATAGATCATATGGGTACAGATCATAGCGTGGTTAATGCCGCAAGGGTTAGCTTCAACAACGACTCACGCATTGCTACATTCACTGGCGTGGGCGTTGTTGAGGGTGACGCCAAGCTCATCAACTACCTAGCGGCCCATAACCACTTCACACCATTCACACACGCCACTGTTACACTGCGGGAGAAGGTCCCATTGTTCGTGGCACGTCAGAGGTTCAAGCACACGGTAGGGTTCTCCTACAACGAAGTAAGCCGGCGCTACGTACAGGATGACCCAGAGTTCTACAAGCCGGAAGAATGGCGCGGCCGTCCCCGTGATAATAAGAAGCAAGGGTCTAGTCCCGATGAAGTAATCGATATTAACCCCTTGACAATGTACGGCCCGAAGAATATGGTAGATGACTATGACAATGCAGTCGCCCGATGCCTGTGGGTATATAAGGCGATGCTACGGAAAGGAGTCTGCCCGGAGCAGGCTCGCATGGTGCTGCCGCAGTCCATGTACACGGAGTACTACGTAACCGGTTCTCTGTACGCTTGGGCACGAGCATACAATCTCAGATCTAAGGATGATGCACAACAGGAGATCCGAGAGCTAGCTAAAGAGTGGAATAGCATCATGATTAATCTATTTCCAGAAAGCTGGCTCGCATTAACTTAATAACGTGAGGAGTTTACGAATGGCAGATGTTCTACTGTACGGTGTGACACCAGTAGCCATTCTCGTAGTTGGATGTGCTATCGGATTTGTTATAGGAAAAGTCAAGTATGCACCCAGTATACCACCTCCTAACTATCTGGGTGGTACTATTAAGCAGGATAATTAA